CTGATAAGAAACATAACTGCAGTGAGTTACAGAAGAAGCAAATGAACTTAATCGACGAGGCGTGCGGTATTACAGGAGTGATCAGCTGTGAAGAGGATAGAGATCGCATGGAGATGCGTATAATTAATTTACTGCGAGGCAAAGCATGACTCCGATATATATTGCGATTAATGGAAAGATGAAAAATGTATGGGATATAACACCAGAAGATTTATCTTTTGAACAGATGGCAACTACATTAGCCAAGCTTCCTAGATGGGGCGCGCAGAATCCTGGCTTGTTGACATATCCGGTATCTGCTCATAGCATTAAATTATCTCGTGTAGTCCCTAAAGAACTAGCATTAGAAGCGCTGCTGCATGATGGCTCTGAGTATATAATCGGAGACATTATGGCCCCTTATAAAAATGAATTGCCTTCCATGAAAGAGATAGATGATTTTTTATTATTACAAATATTTAAACGCTTTTACCCTAAGTTTGATAAAGAAAAAGTAGAGCTGAATCATATTGTAGTTAAATACGATAAGTTTATTGCTATGGGAGAATATTATAAATTATACGGGCGACAAGCTCCTTGGTATAATAATGGAACATACTCTCGTGAAAATATAGGTATAATGGTAGATGGTATACCAGACGATGCTGATCTTAATAAGACTGTTGCAGAACATAGAGCTGATTTTATCAATCGATATATGGAGTTAATATGAAAGATAAATTTTTACTTATCGGACTTACTGGACAGGCAGGTGTTGGTAAGGATACTGTTGCTAAAGGCATATCAGAGACTCAGTATATGGCTCAATACGCTCTTGCCGCTCCAATCAAAGAAGCTCTTTGTACAATGTTTGATTTACCTTATTCTGTATTCGTAGATCGTATTCAGAAAGAAGCAATTATTCCATGGATAGGTAAATCCCCACGGTATCTAGCGCAGAAACTTGGCACCGAATTTGGGCGTGACATGGTAGCTCAAGATATTTGGCTTCGAGTCATGCAGCAGCATTATGAAGAGACTAAGTTAGTTTTTGAAGAACAAGCTCATCTGCACACTGTAGCTGAAGGCTTCATTGTTACAGACGTGCGTTTCGATAATGAAGCTGAGTACATCAAGAATCTTGGCGGTGTTATCTGGAAGATTGAACGCAAAATAGAGACTCCTGTGCTTGCACACGTCTCGGAACAAGGCGTATCAGAGCTTCTTATAGATGCAGTTATTGACAATAACGGCGAACTAAGTCTTGCGTTAGAACAAGCAGATAAACTTCTCGATGCTCTACGATCCGAAGCGTAATCTTCTCATTCTAAACATGCAGCAGCCGCATATCGTGACTGCTGCTATTCCTACCGCCCGTCTGTTCCAATACAACGGACAGACGCTGGTAGCTGTGCCATATAACATACGCGAAGTTTACATACTTAACTCACTGCACATCAAAGTACAGAGTCCGATTCGTACTCAATACAGTTGGCCAAACAGCCAAGGTTATTTGCCTTACCATGCTCAGTTAGAAACTGCAGATTTCCTTACTATGCATCGCAACGCATTTGTTCTCAATGAACTTGGCACCGGTAAAACTCTTGCGTCTCTATGGGCTGCCGATTACTTGATGGAGCAAGGTCTCATTAACAAAGTTCTTATCGTAGCTCCACTTAGCACACTCAATCGAGTTTGGGGAGACGCTCTTTGGATAGATTTCCCTCATCGTAAGTTTGAGGTGCTGCATAATCCAAACGCCAAAAAGAGAATACAGTTACTAGATAAAGACGCCGACTTCTATATTATAAATTTTGATGGCACTAAAGTTATTTATGATGAGTATCGCAAAGTAGGTACAGATAAGTTCGATGCGATGCGTAATCTACGCGGAGGCCGAGGCATCTGGGGTCTCACTGGAACTCCAACACCGAACGCACCGACGGACGCCTTCGCACAATGCAAACTCGTATGTCCTGAAAACATACCGACGTATTTTAAACAGTTCAGAGAGATGACGATGATTAAGTTCTCTGAGTATAAATGGTTGCCTAAACCTGACGCCTTGGATAGAGTGTATAAAGTCATGCAGCCATCGATCCGATTTACGCGAGATGAGTGTTATGACCTTCCAGAAGCAGTATCTATCGATCTTGAAGTCGAGTTATCTTCTGAACAGAAGAAGGCTTACAAGGAGATGCGCAAGTCATTCTATACTGAGTTCAATAATGGAGAGATTGTCGCTGCGAACGAAGGCGTCAAGATGTCTAAACTTATTCAGATCGCAGCTGGTGTTGTCTACGATGCTGCAGGAGAGGCTCAGGTCTTGCCTTGTAAAAGTAGGCTTGAGGTACTATTGCAAACGATAGAGCAAGCTAATAGCAAGATCATTGTGTTCGTTCCTTACACTGTGATGACTCACATGGTCGAACACTTCCTAAAAAGTAAAGGGTATAGTACTGCCAGAGTGGATGGGTCCGTCAGCGCCAAGGCGCGGGATAAGATCTTCGGCGATTTCCAAGCATCTCCTGATCCCCACATTTTGATCGCTCATCCTAAATGTATGAGTCATGGCTTGACATTGACTGAAGCATCGACTATAGTTTGGTACGCTCCTTATCTTGATTCCGGCGTTGTGGAGCAAGCTAATGGACGTATACGACGTGCTGGGCAAAAGAACAAGCAAGCATATGTGTATTTGCAAGGATCAGAGATCGAACGAAGAGTTTACAAGAATCAGCGTGAGAAGAGAGATTTGCAAGGTACATTATTAGAGATGTTTGAAACCAACCAACTGTGAGGTGATTATGAATACTGAAGTTTCCAATGTAATAAGTAAGAAAGATATTGAAACTGTCATAGCAACACTTGTAAATGAAAGTTATGGCAATTCCAAGAACAAAGGATTCTGGGAAGATGAAGAACGAATAATGCTGCATCTTGAAGCAACGCTACCTGAATTAACAAGTGTAGTCCACCAAGCATTTGTCAGTCAGAAGTTAGATCTGATTCACTCTGAAGTATCAGAAGCATTGGAAGCAGCTCGCCATGGGTTTCCTGAGTCTGAAAAACTTCCTGACTACGGGAACTTTGAAGAAGAACTTGCAGATGCTTGCATCCGCATCTTTGATTTATGCGGAAAGATGGATCTGGATTTAGGGGGTGCAATCATTGCGAAAATGAAGTACAATGCAACTCGTCCTCACAAACACGGTAAAAAATTCTAGGGGGATATCAATGGATCAACAGATTGATATTGGCAAACTTGTAGACCTGCGTATACGATTGAAAGATCGTATAACTGCAGCTGAGAAAGCATCTAAAGAAACTACTTCTCTTGATAAAGAGAGATTGGCTAAGTTAGATGCGATGTTGCTTAAAGCTCTACTTGATACCAACCAAGAAAGCGCGCGGACAGATGCAGGTACAGTCTACAAAAATCCAAAAGAAAGTTTCACTGTCGCAGATCGAGAAGTGTTTCTTAACTGGGTACGTGAAAATGATATGTGGCACATGCTTCCTTCGAGTGTAAACTCTGCTGATGTACGAGAGTACAAAGAAGAGAACCATGGCCAACTACCTCCAGGCATTAAATATAGTTGTTTCGTTACCGTCGGCGTGCGCCGCCCAACCAATAAGTAGGAGTTACAAATGTCTCAAGACCTTATGATACCTCAAGACGCCCCGGCGTATTTAGTCGAGGATATGCAACAAAACAAAGGACATGTGAATGCTCTAGCATCTGGTATTCAATCCAGCTTCAAGAGCATCTCTATCCGCGGATCTAAGTGGCGTATTCGTCAAGGTGACGAAGAGGTCGCTATCGTAGACCCAACAAACCAATTGCCTGTACAGTTCATTGAAGTTACTCTCTTGGCTGCCAATACGCATCTAAGCAAAACCTTTTATGCGCAAAAGTTCCAGGAAGGCACGCATGCTTCTCCAGACTGCGCTTCGGCGAATGGTGTGCATCCTGACGCCGGCGTTGCTACACCTGTCGCCTCTTACTGTCAGACTTGCCCAAAGAATCAATGGGGATCTGCTATCTCTGAATCTTCTGGTAAACAGATCAAAGCTTGTCAGGACAGCAAGCGATTGGCCGTAGTTGCTGGCACTATGTTCGATACAGTATATCTATTGAATGTGCCTGCGACTAGTTTACAAGCACTGCGCAGTTATGCAGATGCATTGAACTCTCGCAATCGACCTTTCTATGGCGTGGTTACTCGACTGATGTTTGACCCAAACACGTCTCACCCGCAACTTATCTTCAAGTATGTACGAGATCTTACTGCAGCAGAATATGCAGCAGCGAAAGAAAAACTTCAAGATCCTATCATTGACTCAATCACAGGTGAGTTCAAAGATAGTAACATACCAGTTGCAGCGCCAGCTGCTCCAGTGCAGCAGCCAGTAGCAACTCCTGCACCAGTACAACAACCTGCTGCAGGCTTTGGTACTCCTGCACCAGTACAACAACCTACAGCTGCTGCAGAACCAGCTGCCACTGTCCCAGGTTTCGGGACTCCTGCGCCTGCACAACAGCCAGTAGCAACTCCAGCCCCGGAACAACCAGTTGCAGGCTTCGGCACTCCTGCGCCGGTACAACAACCTGTTGCTCCAGCAGCAGAGTCTGGAGTAGAGTTGGACATTGATGGAGTGGCTTGGAATGAAGAATTACATGCAGGCACTAAAACCAAAACTGCCGATGGTCGATGGAAGAAAAAACGCGGAGCAGGTAAAACTTCTCCAGCACCAGCTGCTCAAACAACGGTGTCGCAACAATCACCTGCGCCGGCAGCTACAGGTTTCGGCACTCCAGCAGCTGCAGCGCCAGCACAACCGGTAGCCACGGCGCCTGCTCCTACCATAGCAGGTCTCGATGACCTGGACGCTTCTCTTGATGGCTTAGGCTTTTAAGGTGAGCAAATTATATCTGCAATTGAAGGAGGCTGTCGATAAAGGCGGCCTCCGCGTACAGGAGATCTCCGATATCGTCGGAGTGCACCGCGTAACTGTTAGCAGATGGCTGAACGAAGGGAATATAAACTGCGATCAGGTAATATCAACTAGACTTATGAACCTCATAAGGCTACTTAATAAAGCTATAGAGAGCAGAGACTTACCACTTGACAAACGAGGTATAAAAGGTAAAGATAATAGACTAGCTGCGTTAAAAACAATCCTGTTGCAGCATGCCAAATCCCTCAAGTGAGCGAGTAATTCATGCGCATTGAACAATTCTTTGACATAATATTACCACAAAACGGATATCGATGCTTAGCTTTACCAAATAAAAAACTTCCTGGTTTTCGTCACCAAGTATTTGAATCTAATGCAGCTGCAGCCAAACGAGCGTACTGGTTAGATTTTTCCAAGAATGAAGAAGTGTACTTTGCCTGCGGATCTCTTAAAGAACCATTCGTTATGGGCACCAACGCGCGCGGGCGTGAGAAGAAGATGTACCGTATCCGCGAGAATATCGCGTTTCTTCGTAGTTTGTGGTTTGATATAGACTGCGGCGAAGATAAAGACTATCTTACTCAGAAAGATGCCGCTATCGCGCTGCACAAGTTTCTCCAGGAAACAGGTCTTCCTATCCCATTGGTAGTCAGCAGTGGTAAAGGTCTGCATGTTTACTGGCCAATGACTCAAGATCTTCCAGTGAATTACTGGGATCGATTAGCTAATATATTACATGAACTTGGCGTAGCTTATGGACTTCGAGTAGATCCTAAACGTACTCGCGATGCTTCCAGCGTGCTCCGCCCTGCCGGTACTAGGCACAAGAAAGATCCAGAGAACATGCTGGATGTGGCTGTTAAGAACGAAGGTAAGTTTGTCATTAGTACACCTAAGCAGCTTGTAGATACTTTGGTAGTTGCTGCCAAAAAGAAAGGTATATCTGGAAAGAACTCCCACACCCCATCAGTTCCTGGAACAAATGCTAACTCTGCGCTCACCAGTGGTATGTATGAGAACGTTAAAAGTACTGCTCCGAAGATAGCTGAGAACTGCGCTGCTATACGCTTGATGCGCGATACGCGAGGACTAATTAAAGAGCCTTTATGGTACGATGCTATCGGCGTGCTGCGTCATACGAAAGAATCTCCGAACGTCATTCATGAGTGGAGTAACAGGCACCCTGGTTATCATCCAGATGAGACTGCTGCAAAGATCGAGCAGCACGTAGCTCATGGCGCCGGGCCTACAACATGCGCTCATATTCATGACTATACCGAAGCTCGTGCGCTGTGCGAGGCGTGCCCTCACTATGGCAACATCAAGTCACCTATCGTGCTTGGACGCGAGGAGCCAGCTCCTCCTTCGCCTGATACTGCAACTGCAGAGTTACCAGGACAAGCAGACGCCTCTGTTCCTAAAACATTTGTTCGTCTGCCTACATCAGTCAAGACTGTTATGGAGCTTGAAGACAACAAGATGTTCTTGATAGGTGCCTATGAACTCAAGGCGTCCGGGGTGTATTTCAAGGGATTCGGCGAGCAGGAGAGCGAAACTGCTGTTCGGATCTTTCCTTTTCCAGTGATCCTTACTTCAATCGCTCGTGACCATCAGCATCGCACTACACGTCTGATGGTAGAGCATCTTCATCCTTTGAAAGGCATCAGTCACTTCGACATCGAAGCAAAGATCTTCGCGGAGAAGGCGGCTTTTCATAAGAAGTTTTTAGATGAAGGGATTAGTATTGCATTGAACGCGGTGGATATGATGAGAGACTATCTTAATACTTACATGGACGAGTTAGGCAAAGAAGTGGACTCCCAACAACTGTACATCGATATGGGATGGAAAGAAGGGCATGAAGCTTTCTTACTTGGTGATCGTCTTCTTCGCAAAGGAGCGCCTACTGAAAAGCACTCCTTCGGTGCGTACACTTCTAACGCCCTTAGCGATTACGTGCGCCCGGTTGGTGATCTTAAAACATGGTCAAGCATCTCCAACATCTTGAACAAAGAAGGCATGGAAGCGCATGCGATGACGTTGTTGTTTGGCTTCGGTGCGCCTATCATGAAGATGACAGGCTTTGATGGCACATATATCAACATGTTAGGCAAGTCCAACGCCGGTAAAACTACGATGCTGACTTGGATCGCAAGCATCTATGGTGAGTACAGCCATCTTAAAACTCAGAAAGGTGATACTTACAACTCCAAAATGAGCCGACTTGCTGCGTTGAACAACCTGCCTATGGTCCTCGATGAAGTCACCAACATGAATGATGATGATGTGAGCGACTTCATCTACGATGTCACCCAGGGGCGCGATAAAGCACGCCTTCGCAAAGATGCTACTGCGATGGAGGCCCGTACCTGGAGCACGTTAGTGATTAGCAGTAGTAACTCCAGCATCTCTGATAAGCTTCAAGGCAGTAAAGGCGATGCAGAAGCAGAGCGCATGCGCATGATCGAGTATGTTGTTCCTAATCTGGATGTATTTGAAACACATGCTAAGGAGATCCACGCTGTACTTAAAGACAATTACGGCGTTGCTGCAGAACCATATCTTAAATATATCGTGGACAATTATGACAAGATCCAGGATGTACTAACCAAATACATCGCTACATTTGAAACGCTTGCTCGTTCAGAAGGCCGTGAGCGTTTCTGGGTAGCTGCATTATCAGCCGCCCTGGTCGGAGGATATATCGCGAAGAATCTTGGCATCATTGATATTAACATTGAACGTGTGCGTAACTGGGCTGTTAAGATGGTTCGTGACATGCGAGATGATGTGAAAGCTAACGCAGCTAACTACTCTGGCTTCCTCGGTGAGTTCATGAACTCCAACATCATTAACACTCTTAAACTAGATATGGTGCCGCGCAACAACACGTTTGTTATCTCATCTTGGGTAGCGCCTAAACGCGACCTGTTGATCCGAGTAGAGAAGTATGCAGAAGAGTCAAGAGTATTTATAAGCAAGGTGGCATTGAATCGATGGATACGAGATAAGAAGATCGATAGAGCTACGTTCTTGAATGAGCTTTATGAAAAAGGTTATTTGGCAGAGAAAGGAGTTGCCAAGATACTTGGGGAGGGATGGCCAGACAATACAAGTAACTCTGCTGTAGCCTGCATTGAACTTTGTCTCGACAATTCCGAATGCGGTAAAATAGGCTTACATGAAAACGTCAGCCTCACGAAGTTAAATAGGTGATGTATGAATAAGAAGTGGACCATTACGAAGAAACAAGCTGAAGATGCAATAAAGAAACACGGCTCAGTCTCCGCAGCCGCCCGTGCATTGAAGATGCCTCGATCATCGTTCAGGGAAGTGTTAGAAAGAGAAGATCAGTCTCCAGTAGAACTCAGTGTACTTGAAGAACACGCACTGAAGCAAGAGAACTCCAGACTGAAGAAGCAGCTCGCATCTTTAACTGAAGAAGCAGCTTACTCTAAAGAAATGTCTGATCTACTGCAGTTATTTACGAGGGCGTCTGTTACTGTTCCGAAGTGGGTTTCACCAAAGCTCCTGGGCGTCAAGGACCGTGTTATCATTACTGCGATGCTCAGCGATACTCATTTTGATGAGCACGTGCATCCAGAACAAATCAACTACGTCAACGGGTACGATCGCAATATCGCTACGCTTCGTTTGCAGAACTTCTTTGGCAATCTCCTACGCCTCTCCCGTGATTATATCAACGGGGTTCAGGGAGACGGATGGGTGCTACAGATGCTTGGTGA